TGCACTGGGATGCCCATCGCCCGAAGCTCTTGGATCAGGGGGCCACCAGCGGCTTTCTTCTCTACGATGAACGCATCCGGCTCCCACTCCGTCCAATGCTTGAAGGCAGAGACCTTGAGTTCAGGAAACGCCATCCTGTCCTTGAACGCGTCCAGCAGGATCACTTGCGCCTTGTTGTTCTCTTCCTCGTTGTAGAACACGCCCCACGTTGTACACGCGCTGTAGTCAGATGTGCTCTTGGTCTCATGCGCTGTGTCCCAGCTCTGGATTATGTACTCACAGTCAGGGGGTGTGTCGCTTGGCCAGATGCGCCAGTGCTTTCTGGAGATGATTGCCGCCGTGTCGCTGGTTGGCTGTTGCATGTACTGCGCGTTCCAGTACCGTGGCTCCATTGAGGACTTGGCGCTCAGGAGGGACTCCAGCGGCCATTGTTCTGGCCAAAGCGACTTCTCGTTCTCCGTGCCTTCGTTCAAGATGGCTGGCAACTCCACGATCTCCCACTGGGGTGAGTCCGGGTTATTTACTTGGTACTGGATGAGGCGACCGGTTAAGTCCAGCGGCCCCCAGCGTGTCATGATGACAATGATCGCCCCGTTGGGCATCAGTCGTTGGAATGGGCCTGTCTGTAACCACGACCACGCCGTGTCGAAGGCAAGTCGGCTATTGGCTTTAACATCTTGCTCAGAATGCGGGTCGTCGATAACGAAAAGATCAGCTCCCCGACCAGCCAGAGCACCACCAACACCGGCAGCATAATACTGACCACCAGCAGCAGTAGACCACTTTCCAGCAGCCTTCTGATCGTCTGCAATAAGCGTTTGAGGAAATAGTTCATGGTAGTGCTCATCGTCCAGTAAGTTTCTGACTCTGCGTCCGAAGTCCTCGGACAGCGATGCGGTGTGCGTTCCCATGATGATCTTCTTATCAGGGAAATTACCTAGGAAGAACGCGGGGAACAGATAGCTGGAAAACTCGGACTTACCCATCCGTGGCGCAATATTGATGATGACGCGCTTCTTTTTACCGGCAATAACGTCCTGAAATATCTTGGCTAGCTTCCTGTGGTGCGGCCCGACCTTGAATCCGGGGTAGACATGCAAGGCAAACTTAATCATGTCTGTACGCCCCGCCACCAGCGTGTGCCGCTTCTCGCGCTCCTCCAACATGTCCATTAATTCCACTTTCTCTTTAAGAGAAAGCGTTGGGAGGGCACGCTGAATAGCCTGCGCTTCAGTCGGGCTGAGCGTCAGTTCGTTCAGGTTCATTACGGCTTTCGTTTATCTCTATGTCTTCTATTGGTTCAGCGTCGGTCACGCCCATGAACTTGGCCAGCTTTTCTTTGAGCTTGCGGTCGATCTCTTCGTCTGTCAGATCGGTCTTTTTAATTTCAATCTTGTCGGTAAAAAGCCCGACTTCTGTAACTTTACCCAGTAAGCCTAAAGCTTTCAAGCGGATGTTGGCGTTGGGGGATTGCGTTTCCTCAAACAACTTGGCCACCGTGTACCCACGGAGTTCCTTGGCCATCTGTACAAATTCCCAGTCGTAGGCTGTGAGCATGCCCGTGATGTGGCGCACAGCGGCGGGGGTTTTAAGTTGCAGGAGTTTTGTTTTCTGTTCGTCGGTGTCTTGGTCAGACACAATCATCTTAAAAGCGTCGCGTGCCAGATGGGTCTGGGTTTCTGTATGTATCTTCTCGTCAGGCGTTGCGCCCAATTCTTCTAACCACTGCGCGGTGGCAATTTGCGCTGACAGAAGTTCCGCCGTATCTACAGCAGCTATTGTTACGAAATCTTCCAGACCGGTGTCGTCTGGGGAAAACTGCACCAAATGCTCCAACATTTTTATAAGCTGTGTTTTTACACAGGGTTGTTGCGCGTTGGGTTGCAGTGTACACTTATTTCAAGTTGCGGGCAACCGCTGCTTCTCCTAGACTGCAAAGTCTTTTAGCCCCCGTCAGCAATGCCGGGGGTTTTTTTATGGGTGGTTATTTCTAAATTTTATAAAAATTTATGGGGGTAGGGGCGTTTTGACTTGACGGGGGGTGTGTTGTAGATGTTAAGTATTACAGAAGTGCTGGGAATCGGTGGGGAATAGTGTTCACGGGACGACGCTGCCTATCTCACCATAAGGGGTCATGGGGGTACGGTGGGGTCTAAGGTATACACATATACCATGTCAAGGGGATACCACAACCTGTTTGTGCTATAATAGATTTATCGATTGGGGGAACTCAGTCGTTCTGTCGCCCCGCCAGTTGCGGGGTTTTTCTTTTGGAGAGTTAACCGTGAAACTTGCAACACACATCAACACCAACACCTACAACGCCATCGTGCCTACTCTGAAACTCGCAGACATCTCGTCTGCCAGTCTGCTAGACACACTGCTCAAGAACGGGATAGGTACACGCAAGGATGCAGTGCCTTATGTCGTGTTCTATGTCTCTGAGTTACCTAGTGCCACACGCAAGCCTTACGAGGGTCAGCGGGGTTGGACATTCGGGCGGGGTACTGCTGAGCAGAAACGCACAGACAGAATTCTTGACAACATCTTTGTGGATGTCGAGGCAGACGCAAAGAAACCAAAGACAAGCAAGAAGAAGGACAAGGTTGCTCGCCTTGTGACAGCGTATGAGGGAATGACTGCTGCTGAGAAGCGTCGCTTTTTGGCTGCAATCTGAAACTGGCAGACATCTTGTCTGCGAGTTTTTTCAAAGCGGCGTGGATGTCCTGTCCCGCCGCTGTTTCTTTTTTTGTCCATTCAGCCCCTGATCGTTCAAATAATTTGATCGGTCGCATTCAACTTAACTGGAAAGTAATCATGAAAAACCCATCAGCAACTAAAAAAGGTAGCGGTCGTTATCACAAGCAAGGTCATAAGAAAAACAAACCCGCTAAAAAGTAAGGCGTAGTCAACTCTCCCAACCCATGCACAGCGTGGGTTGTGGGGGCAATCCTGCCCGATTCAACTGGAAAGTCATCATGACACAACACTACCTGCGACTCTTAACCCTTCAAGACTACTGCTTCCGCACGAACAAACGCCGTTGGGCTAAAGCCATTGGCGAAGAACTCAAAGCCTTCCTGCTCGACAACCCAACCTTCCGCAAATACTAAGGAATCATCATGACCAAAGCACAACTGAAAGAAATCCGCCAGATCATGGCGCATGAGTACCGCATGGCTATCGTCTGCAAGCGTAGCTTCACACCAATCTGGTATCTGTTCGTTTAAGGGGCACAGCATGAAACCATCAATCAAAGCCAAACTCAGCGCCCTCAAGGCGCAACTCAAAGCCGACGAGGAACTCAGACTCAAAGACCCACGGCGTGCAGAGATACTGCGACAGGCACGCTGGAAAGAGGACTGGCACACCATAAAGACCCAATGCAAACAGCTAAACCTCCTCTGACAACAGGCAAACTGGCAGACACACTGTCTGCCAGTACAGTAACTAATCCTTCTACTGTGTTTAAATACAGTAGTGGGTATCATACCCACCATTTTGCGCATCGTGACACACACGCGGGTATCGGCATCGTCAATACCTGCGGGGCTTCAAGCGTTGTCCAGCCCACAATACCTATATATATATAAGAGATTAAAAGATAGATATATATATATACGGGTAAGTGGGTGTGGTTTTGTTTGAAAAAAAGAAAAAAGGTTTTAGTATTCTGGAAATCAGGTAGGTATCGAGGTATGGAGTAGTAAAATTACCAGTAACCACGGGACAATCCTGATACCCGCGTGTTTGTCCCCTCATGCAAAATGGTGGGTATCACAAGGCAACAAGTGGGTATCTCCCACTAAAAAGAAAGGTCTTTCTCATGCAAAAGGACTACAAAAAATGTGCTAAATGCGGGACAGAAAAACCCCTTGCACAATTCAAACGCCGACTATCTCGTGCACAAATGCAAGCACGAGGTATGAAAGGTGCCGTGTTGATGACCATCAGTTCAAAGAATTGCAAGGACTGCCAACCCAAACGCAAGCCGCCGCGCAAGCAAACGCCCAAGCAACTGCACAACATGGTGGTGAGTGGCGACATCAAAGAGGCACGCATGATGGAGATACTGGCAGAACGCCAACGCATGGCGAGGCTTGTGATGAGCAAGGCGAGATATGAGGCGTGGGTTGACCAATGGAGGAAAGAATTAAAAGCGGTGTTGTCGCCTATGGGTTACGAGATACACAAAGTAAAAGCCCAACTGCGCTACGCTGAAGAAGTAAACAATGACGAGTATTTAAAACTGCTGGAGAAGTACTTGTCAATACTGACAAGGGAGAAGGGGCGCATCCTGCTCGACTACGAGGCAGACCCACATAAATATAAAAACGAGAAGAGAAACTGGTGGGACTTGGTGTCCGAGTTCGGGCTTGAGTCCCTGCGTGACAGGTGGATGAGCATA